CAGTCATCTAATAATAATATACCACCTTGTTTCTTATCAGCAATCCATTCAGGTGCACAGTAAGACATTCTATTCTTACCAGTCATCTTGTATCCATTTTTCAAATAATCAGATACAGCTAACTCATCAACCCATTGACCAACTTTCTTTGTTACTGTTGTCATTTTTGCTAGGTCTTCTCCTCTTTGTGTACTTCTATATTCTAAGTCATCCTGTTCAGGAGTTACATTAACTTGCTTTTCTTTATACATTTGAAATTGTCTTACAGGAAATCCTACTAGATCTCCTAACTCTTCTATTTGTGCTAAGTTTAACTTAACGAAATCCAACTTATGTTTTTTTGCCATTTGCATTACTGCAGATGTCTTACCAATCCCTGACTCACCTACTACTTCTATTGCAACAGGTAATTTATTTTGTTTTTGTAAGAATCTATTATTCTCAATGATATGTCCCACAAAAGAATCTAGTTCTTCAATGTTTAAGTTTACTTCTTGTGCCATAATTTTCTTTTTTTATTTATTTAATTAAGTTGAATTTTTTGTCCAGGTAAGTCTTCATTAATATTACTTACGGAACTATGTACCCATAATGCATTCTTTGGGCAATCTTCTGGAGTATGTGCTTCTCCATCTGTTAAATATATTAGAGCTGTGTATGTTCCTTTCTTTTCATTATAATGATCTACAACTGGTTGAAAGTCAGTACCACCTCTACCTTTTATGTCCCAATCTTTTTTAGGATTGAATACTTCTATACTACCTATCTGTGTATCACATTGAGCTACAGTGATTTGATGACCCGTCTTATGCATATGACATATCTCATTCATAAATTCTTTAAGTTCATCAGTTGATACTGAGCCAGATGTATCTACACCCACAAGAATATGGTTTTTAAATTTAATTTTAATGCCAGGGTTAGCAGCATAACGTTTATTATATTTACGTCTAAGTTTCTTAGTATAACTAATACTAGAATTACCAACAAATCTTCTTAGATATTGTTTCCAAGGAAATGAAGGTGGTTCAATAACTCTTAGTCTCTCTAATATTTCATATAATTCACCAGGTATACTACCACAACTTTTTTGAGTTTGAGTTTCAGTTTCTTTTAACTGATGTTCAATTTGTTTTTGTACTAATTTCTTATCAGCTTCAGATAACTCATCAAATTCTTTCCATGTAGGGTGATCATATTTACTATTACCATCCATTTGAGATAATATATTTCCAACTATTGGACAAGGATTAGGACCTGTTTGATTACATTCAAGTAAATCATAATAGACTTTTGTACCTGCTTTCTTTGGTAAATTTAAATCAGGGAAAGTTTCAAGAAACAATGCGCCTTCAGGTAGAAAATCTCTATCTATATATTGATTAATCTCTAGATCTGCAGCTATATTAAATAACTTATGATCTGCATACATGTCTCTTAACAATAAATGTCCAAAAGATATATGTAACAATTCATGTTTTAATATTCCAATTCTTTGATCTTCAGTTAGTTGCATGTAAAAATCAGGATTAACACTTAATTGTATTCCTATACCATTTTTACTTACACCTGCTGTGGGTAAATCTTTTCTTATCTTTTTATTTAATCCAATTAAAAAGAAGCCATAAAAAGCTTCTTTCAACATGAGGGTCTTTCCAGCCCTGGATAATGCATCTTGTACCATAATTTTTATTTTATTAGTTTAATTTTTATGGGATCTATGTATTCTTGTATGTCCCGAATGAATGGTTTATTCAATATAATGTGTTCAAATTCTTTTGTTAATAGTTCTCTCTCAAGATCTGTAATATTATCCCAATCAATTCTTTCTAGTATTTCATCCCATGGTCTGGGTTTCTCTGGAAGTAATTTAATTTCTACATTAACTCTATTATCAAAATATACACCTTTAACAAGTAATAAGGTTAACAACTTAGAAGGTTTCATATTTTGCCATGATTCTACAGCTACTTCTAGATCTTCAGGGTTGCTTGATTCAATCATTAACTTTACATTCTCATATATTTCTCTGGTGATTTTAATCTTTTCTTTTTTTATTTTCTTCATTTATTTCTATTGTTACTCCAGGTTTTTCTTTATTGTATTCATATGGTTTGAATGATGGTATTATAAATTCACAATTGTCATCTTCAATCCAACCATGTTTAACCATATCATCTTGTACAGTTTGTGCAGGATTTAAGTAATCAAATTTGTGCCGTGTTCCTCTAAAAAATTTAAAGGTTACTGACACAGGTAGTTCATACTTATTAAACTCTTTAAGGAAACTTGCAGTTTTGCTTTTATATATTTTAGCAGTTTCTTTTCTATATTTCATAACAGTTTTACTTGCTATAAAGAATTTTCCAGTCCAGCGTCTACTATTTTTAGAACTTGGTACATTACCAGGGATCCACCATTTCATATTGAATTTTTTATTAATTTAAATAATTTAGGTTCTACTGCAGTGAATCCATATTTAGCAACAGCATCTGATAAATCTTTTTCTGACTTAAGATAGATAGGATTTATGTTATGTGCTTTTTTATACTTAGACATTGCATCATGTCCGGCTTGGTCATTATCTAATAATGTTAGAACTTTCTTATATTTAGATTTAAGATTCTCTATTATATATGGTTTTATCATAGTGTTTTCTGAGTCAGGAGCAATAACTTCTAAACCAAAGTCAAATGATTTAAGGCACATTGCATCCTTAAGTGATGAACATATTACAAGATAATCTTTATCATACTTCAATTGATCAAAGCCTTGGAGATGGGAAGCAATCTTTATGAACTTGTGCTTCTTTTGCATAGGTTGATATATTTTATAACATTTTGTACGTGTTTTATCATAAAAACCATACATCATATTATTTTCTATAACTAACTTATTTACACCTTCATCTGTACTCTTAACCATAGTATAATATTCAAGAGGAAGTACATTATATTCTTTTAATAAAGAACTTCCTATATTATATTGTAACCAGTATTGTTGATCTTGTTCACTGAAACCAACTTCCATTTCAATATGATCTATTTTATATTTAGCTACAGGTTTATACTCATCTTTATTATCTTCCCAAAAGTTTCCAGATAATATGTGTGCATTATAATCTTCTGTAATTCTAAATAAAGCTTCAGAGTAAGTTAGATTAAATAATTCTTGGACTATATCAACTTTACTTCCTTGTTTACCTGTAGAGAAATCTTTATACTTATACTCCATAGATGAGGGATCAAGATAGATAAACATACTTGGAGTTCTTTCTGAAGGATTAAAGACAGATGTAATCTGTAAATCCTGACCTGTTAATTTTTCTGGAAGAGTTAGGTAATGTTGAAATACCCATCCACTTCTTATTTCATTTTGATGACTTATAAAATTCTTTGTACTTATCATAATTTAATTTAGTTACAGGGAGGCCTAGTTCTTATGGCTTCGCAAGTGCATTAGAAAAGTTTAATGTTGTTAGTACCACGTCTGGATTTATGCCTCTTAATCAACAACCTTTGTAACTATAATTAAAATAAGGGAGGACCCTGTGAACTGAGGACATTGTGTCCATATAATTGTTTCCAGACCTGCTTAGTATTAGGACCCTCCTTTATTTATTAAATATTATAATTCAAAATCTGATGAACCTGTAGTTGCTTTCTGAACTTCTTTTGAAGTAACTTGACCATTTGATTCAGCCTTTTTAACTATAGGTTTTACATGTGTAGCATTATCAAAAGTGATTAATCTAGAGTTCTCAGTATTTAATGCTTCCATAGGTACACCATTTCTAGATAACTTAGGAAGATATAAATCATTATTGATATATCCTTCCTTGTTTTCCCATTCACGGCTAGCTAAACAAACATTAAAGAAGTTACTATTAGAGAATAATTTATTACACTCAGTTATAAATACTTCAATTGTATCCGCTTCAATAGAATCTAATTCATCTCTTTTTCCTAATACTTCTCCTAGGAAGATCATACCTTTTAGAATCTCTTGATCTCTATTAATCTCTCTACCACTAGGTAATGTAGTATCTTTATATGGGAATGGTCCCATTCTAACTCTACCAATTTGACCTTCATATCTACCTTCAGATTCATTATCTTTATTTTTAAAGAATCCTTCAAATTCTCCTTCTACTGGTTGAGTTTCTACATGTAAATTTACATTCCATGCTTCTGAATCATAAGGTGTTTGATCTAGAGTAACAGAATTAATTCTAATCTCAGTGTTTCCTGGACCCATTAAGGGTCTTGCTTTGCCGCTCCCAACGGACATGTCTTTAGTGTTTAACATAACTTTTTTTTATTATTAATTAATTGATTATTTTTCATACTCTACTATACAGTTCTTTACTAACTGTAGGTCATTTGCTATAAAAGGAAGTGAAAACATTTTCATTGGTGTTTTACATGTATTCTCCCCATTGTTGACAGTATCAAATCCATATTCTAAATTGTTTGGATATTCATCTTCTGTCTTTTTTACTCTACCAAATAGCACGATAGAGAACAATCCTTCCAAAGTTAAAGTATTATCTATCATCTTACCAATAGTTTTAGCTTTAACTTTTCTATGTCCATTTACATCTGTTGTTTCTTCTGAGTGAGTCAAGAAAAATATAGTTAAGTCTTCTCTCATATCTTTAGGCATCTTAGCAACCTGTGCTAAGTTAGCTGCAATCTGAGTAAACTTATCATATCCTTTTTCATTAGCTCTATCAAAGTATTCAAAACTGGACATATATTGCCAGTCATCTATAATTAAAGTAGTTATATGCGGCATCTTATCATTAACATGTTGCATTGCTTTAATTATACCTGGTGCTGAAGAAGCTGAGGTCATGTTACCTTTTGCATTCTCTTTAGAAATCATGGTATAATTTTTCTTCCAACCTTGAAAAG